ATATGAAAAAGGTATGGTAACAAAAGATATCATAAATAAACTTGATGAACTAAATGTTGGTAATACAGAGATATGGGCAGATAGTGCAGAGCCTCGATTAATAGAAGAGATATATAGAAGTGGATTTAATATAAAGCCAGTTAAGAAAGGTCCTGATTCTATTAAGTTTGGTATAGGTGTATTACAGAACTATGGTATATGCGTACCAAGAAGCTCACAAAATCTTATTAACGAACTTTACTCTTATCAATGGGCAACTGATAAATACGGAATAGCATTGGATAAGCCAGAGGGAGGATTAGACCACTTGATAGATTCTATGAGATATGTAGCGATGAGTAGGTTATCAATCAAAGCAGAGAACAAAGGTAAATACACACTAACATTTAAGTAATGAATAAAGAGATACCAGAAGAGTTTAAAACAAAAGATAGAGAAGAGTTATACATGGATATTATTATGTTATCCAATTATGTTAACAAACTTAAGAATGAGCTATTAGATGTAAAAGCTAAGCTTTCTTTAAAGAAAGGTGAGATGATAAATAAAAGAAGTGAGAACTTTAAATTAAAATCAGAGTTAGGTTATCAAGCCATTACAATAAACAAGATGAAAGAAGATAAGGATAATATAATAGATATAAACTATGAAGAAACAAATAGAGATAACAGTACCACATGATTTTAGTGCAATAACACTAAAACAATATATTCAATTCCAAAAGGATATGGATACTCACGAAGGTGATACAGAAGCACAAGATGCATTCTTGGTATATAACCTAACAGGTATGACGCCTGATATGATTAAAGAATTAGATGGTAATACTATATCAAACATCAGAAAAGATTTAACTAAGTTATTACAAAAGACAGATTATCCTTTACAACGTAATATAACATTAGAAGGAGTTGAGTATGGGTTCGAACCTAATCTATCTCAGATGCCATACGGAGCATACTTAGATATCTCTAAGTTTGAGAACATACAACTGAATGATGACTGGCCAACTATCTTATCTATCTTATACAGACCTGTAAAGAAGAAGAAAGGAGCTCTATACGAAGTAGAACAATACAACGGAGTAGAACCATGGGATGAAGATAAATGGTGGGAAGTGGGAATGGATTTTCACTTTGGTTGTTTTTTTTTCTTCATTCGTTTGTACAAGGACTTAGTGAAAGGTACCCTGAACTCTTTGAAGAACCAGGCGGAGATATCACCCAACATCAAATCAATTTTGGAAGAAAGTGGGGAAGCTATTCAACAGTTGTCCAACTTGCAGGAGAAGATATCTTAAGATTTGATGCAGTAACTCAACATCCTTTAGAGCAGTGTTTACTATATCTTGCTTATCAATCAGATAAATCTCTGATGGAATCTCTTATTCATAAAGAACAACTTAACAAATATAAACCTCGTTAGGATTGTTATAGGTATAAAAGATTAATGTCATATTCAAGGAAACTTAGAAAACACAGAGCAACTGGCCTTTATATAGGACCTACTCAAGGATTATCTTCTCCGAAGAATTCTCGTAGAGGTTGTTTATGTTTAAATGCTAATACCTACTCAGTTGAGTGTTGTGATGGAGCTCTTATCAGTCAAGGTATTGGTAGGATTAACGCATTACCAAAAGTAGAAACAGGAGCTTTCTCAAGTGGTTTCTCAAGTGGATTTGATATTTTATTAACAACAGATTAAATAGAGAAAAAAGATATGAGTCAATTAGATAGAGAAGGATTAATATCACAGAGTAACGCTCTGTTTCCTAATAATACAGCACAAGAGATAACCCCAAATGATATAAGACAGTTTGATTTAGATGTAATTGATTCTTTTGCACTTACTGGCTCATTAGTAGTATCAGCATCTTACGCAGTATCAGCATCACAAGCAGAGAACGCAAACACATCAATTAGTGCATCACACGCATTACATAGTGATACTACACAAGAAGTAATAATCAACGTAAAGAATACATCAGGTGTTGAATTAGTAAAAGGTACACCAGTATATGCAACAGGCGTGACTGGAGATAACATAAACATTGCTAGTGCTAGTAATGATTCATCTAATACAATGCCAGCAATCGCAGTATTAGGAGAAACTCTTACAAATAACCAAAGTGGTGTAGGAGTTGTAAGTGGTAAAATTATCGGTGTTGATACCGATGGATTTACTGCAGGTAGAAACATTTATGTAAATACTAATGGTGATTATACTCAAACTAAACCAACAGGTACTAAACTTATACAGAACATTGGTGTAGTTGGTAAAGTAAATGCAAGTGAAGGAGAGATAGTAATACAAGGTAGTGGTAGAAGTAATGATTTACCAAACATACAAGATGGATATCTATGGGTAGGAGATGGTAGTGGTGTACCACAAGCAGTAGCAACTTCATCTATTGTAACAGATGTAGATACAGGCTCACTTGCTACAACAGGTTCGAATACATTCAATGGTAACCAAACTATAAGTGGTTCATTAAACGTACAAGATACCAACGCTCCAATGACTGGTATTAGTTTAACTAATGCATTAGGTACAGGTAAGGTACAAATCATACCAGGAGGAGATTTTGTAACTACATTTAACGAAGCATCTCTTACAGGTATCGATACCTATGCTGGAAGTACATTAAGTGGTTCATGGGGAGAAGTTGGAGATATAACTGGCGCTGGAATAGGAATACAAAACGCTCTCCTTGATGGAGGAAATCAAGGTATTTACTTATCACATGGTAATTATGATGCATGGGTTTCTGCACCCAATGGAACTACTGCAATAAAAGGTGATACAATTACACTAACACCTTCATCATCTGCAGCTACATCCGTACAATTAACTGGTGATGTAACTTTTAATGATGAATTAATTGCAAAAGAAAACATACAAGTACTTAACCCATCAGGTAACCCTTACATTCGAATTGGTAATACCACACAACAATATCAGTTTGCAGGGATGGAAGTCTATACAAATAGAACTATAAATCCAGGTAATCAATACGCAGGATTTACTGTATTTGATACTGGTAATAGTATGAACGGTGGTATTAACATAAACACTTACACAGGTGTAGATGGTTCTAATCCTGTATTCCAACTATTTGGTGGTGGAGGTGGTGGTGGTGCTGGCCAAACTATCTTAGCAGCTAAAGATGATTCAACAGTAGAGTTCCTTAAGTACAATAAGTTTAACAACACAACTGAGTTTAACAACAATGTAATCGGTAACGGACCTTCTGAATTTAAACAGAAAATGCAAGTTAACACTTCAAATAATCCATCACCAGGTAATATCTTTGAAGTAACTCACACAGGTACTCCAGCATATCAAGTAGCTAACTCAGCTCTTGCAGGTATAACAGGCTTAGAGATTATTAATGATATGCAACATGGTGATTTTATAGTTAATAACGCTAGTGGTAGTAGGATAAAAGTATATGAACAAAGTAGAGGAACTGCTGCAGGAAGAGATGTAGAAATTAATGGTTCTACACTTATTGGTGGTGCTAATAGTGATGTAACGATATCAGCTGGAACAAGTGGTAGAACCCTTTTACTTTCAGGTAGTAATGTAACACTAGAATCAGGTACTCCAATGAATATTAATTCTGCAGTTACCTTTAATGGAGCAATGTTGGTAAACTCAGCAATATATCAAGGACAAGATACCTTAGGATATCCTTCAGGTTCTATTACTAATCAATATGATTACTTTTTTGTTCCATTAACTCCACTTGTAACAAAAGTAAATGTAGATTCATTCTTAGGAGAAGGTAGAACAGTTAACTTATTAGTAGAACAAACCTCAGGTACTGGTTTAGTTGAATTACAATATAGTGGTGGACCTACTGGTACAACACAACTATTTGGTCCATCAGCTGCAGTAAGTGGTTCATTCCTTACACCATCAACAACTCCAGGAAGTTATACAGCCTTTGAGTTAAAAGCTTATAATAAAGGAGGTTCACCAGCAAATATAATTGTAGTTACTAACTATGAACCAAACTTAGTTATAGGTGATATAACGCAGTGGAGAAATTAAAATTAATATAAACCCAACCTTATTTGTTATAAGGTTAAATCTAAAAACAGAGATATAATTATGGAATCAAACACAGTATTAGGAAAGATAATGACTCTTCTATCAGTTAAACCAACTGAAGAGGTGAAATTAACTTTTGCAAAACTAGCTGATGGTACTATATTAGAATCTCCAACTTTCGATGTAGGTGAATCTGTTGAGGTAGTTTCAGAAGATGGAACTAAAACAGCAGCACCAGATGGAGAACACGAATTAGAACTTACTGGTGCTGAAGGTGAGACTGTTCGTTTCAAAATCTTTACGGAGGGAGGTGTCATCACAGAGCGTGAAAACGTTGAACTGGAAGAGACTGGAGACGAAGAGAAAGAACTATCAGAAGAAACTATTAAAGTTGATAATGACATCCCACAAGCTTTAGAAAAGGAAGAAGAGGAGCTAATCGATATCGAAGAGCCAACCGAAGAAGCCGATTTAGAAGAAGGTGAAGATGTTGATGAAACAATCAACTTAGAAGATGTTGCAAAAAAAGTAGAGGATATGGCTTATCGTATTGATGAGTTAGAAAAGAAACTTGAAGCAGCAGAAGAAGAAACTAAGGAAGAAGAAATGGAAGAAGAGGAAGAGAAAGAAGTTGAAGCTAAGAAACTTGATGGTGCACCAGTTGAGGCATCTAAGTTTTCTAAAGCTAATTCTAAAAAACTCGCTCCTAACTATCATTCATCTGTTCTTTCAAGAATGTATAACAATTAATTAGAGATTAAAAAAATGAGAAAAAAAGAAAACCTTTCGTTGCCAACTGTAACCTCAACTTATGCTGGAGAAGCAAGTTCTGATTACATAGCAGCAGCCTTGTTAAGTGCAAAGACACTTGACCAAGGAAACGTAGAGATTCACCCTAATGTAAAATACAAAGAGGTGATTCAAAAACTTGATGTAGCTGGTATCGTACAAGATGCATCATGTGATTTCGCAACATCAGGATCAGTTGCGATTACAGAAACTATACTTGAGCCAAAAGAGCTACAAGTTAACCTGGAATTGTGTAAGCAAAATTTCCTTGATTCATGGGAAGCGGTATCTGTGGGATACTCTGCATTCGATGAAATCCCAAGAAACTTTACTGATTACCTAATTTCTTACGTTGGTGGTAAAGTAGCAGAAGCTACTGAACAATCAATTTGGGATGGTGCAATCGGAAACGGTTCATTCTTAGGATTTGAAGAAAGAATTACTGCATCAACTGGCGCAGCTGCATTTAAACCTGCACAATCAGGTTCAGTTGATAGACCAAACGGAACAGTAGATAAAGATAACGTAGTACAAATCCTTACTGAAGTAGTAGATGCAATTCCATCAGCTGTATATGGTAAAGAAGATACTGTAATCTATGTAGGTACTAAAGTACTTAAAGCATGGCAATCATCTCAATCAGGTCAAGTTAACATTGGTTCATT